TCGTGTCGATGGATCATGAAGGTGATGGTTCGGTGGGTGAAGGATGAGGTGTAGAGGGTCTTCACCCCACCAACCTTATACAATATCCAAATCTCCGTTCTTAACCTTCTCGATGTTTTGTCTGAGATCCAACATCTTATCGTCCAAGCTTCGACGTTGTGATACCAGATCACTGTACTTAATCAGCATGGCATCCAACATTCTGTCCTTGTTTCTCTGCGCACCATTGCGCCGATATAGATTCCCTGAACTGCTGTTTCGATGGTTCAGATCAAGAATATCTGAAGAAAGATAATAGTCTGGGTTGTCGTTGGTGAGAACGTGGAAATCGTCCAAATTCCCGAGGAGGGTCAAGGTGACCTCAGCCGTGTTGACTTGGCTTCGGTCCCTATCCCAGTAGGTATCCCAAAGAGCACCATCTTGGCAGATGGCAATACCGGATTTACAATGCCCGGTTGGGTAGTAAATGTAAACGTCATTGTCTTTGAACATGATGCAGGGCCTCGTCGCTGTAGGTGTCTATTCGGTTCCTGGAGTAGTCGCCTAGCGCCTGTAAGCCAGCCGCTAGGATGAACCAAAAGTCATAGGGTAGAGGGAGGGATTTCCAGTCGAGCTCGACCGAGAGCACGCCGGCTAGCTTCTAGGTGACGGGCGCTAGATCAGGTAATAACATGAGAGATACCTTGTCCAACAGTGTTCATGGATGTACTCTCACAGCTTCCGCTACCAGTCTGTTGAACTCGGCTTCGTCGCCCCTGGAGAGAGCCCTGAAAGCATCATCGAACTTATTCCAGAAGTCCTTTCCTTGAGGTGTGCGTTCCCAATTGGCAAACGTAATCAGATTATTGGCGATCCCCTCTGCACGAAGTTTAGTGTCCTCTTTCGAGAACCCCGTAACCTCAGGCGTGGCCGGGATGGCCGCTGCAAGTTCCTCGATGAGGGCCTTGGCGCGAGTGAGAAGTTCAGCGGTGTTTGTCATAGTCCCTAATCTCATCAATGGTGATACCGAGGCAACGAAGATACTCAGCGGTTTCATCTGGGTATCGGTAGATGTAGTCGGCGAGGTTGTCGTAGTCCGTCATGTAATAGGCTGGTGAGGGATCCCGGTGCGAGACAAGAACCGAGAAGTCCGTTGTCAGTAACTTTTCGAGAAGGAGAGCGACGTAGGGTAGATGGACGTACTCATTCGAGGTGTGCTCACTGGAGAAGCCCGCTGAGATGTTGGTGCATTCGGGAATTAAGTCGGCGTAGCTGTAAGTGTCGGTGTACAGTCCTCCGTCGTCAGCCTCATGGTCCATACCCAGGAGTGAGCTCATCTGAGCGGCGAACAGTTCACTGGCAGTGCGTTGCATGCACTGATGCGTGATAATGCTCTTGTAACCACGGCGATCGAACGCGATGGAGAACTCTATGCCTGAGATAAGCTCGGGGGAATGATGGGCGATCCATTCCGATCCCAGTCGTCCGCACTCCTCACCACGGTGGAAGATGTAGAGACCAGGGACAGATCTGGTGATCATCTGGTGCATCAGGAATACACCGACTGTGTTGTCACCCCCCAGACAGTTGGAGTCCGAGGTCACGTTTCCCTTCTTGTCCAAGGTAACGACCTGGAGACCGTCGGTGCTGTGAACAGTGTCGGTATGACAACTCCACATGATGGGGCTGTCTCCAACACGGACAATCCCGTTCCCGAACTCATCCTGATAGAAACCAGGGAGAGGTCGGAGGTAGGCGTCGATGAAGATCTCCTCGAAGGTAGAGAGGTGGGGCCGCTTATAGTGAAGCATCTCAAGGAAAAGCTTCATGCTGCTGTCGCATACTGGAACGTCAAAACGTACTGACCTCTTGAAGTTACCCGATACCGATAATCTGTCCATGAGATTTGGTTCGCTTCGAGGTACGAGATTGAGGAACGTTGATCGGGGAAGATTTTGATTAGCGGACGATCCGGACGACATACTTCATCTTCCTTACTCTTGTGGATCCAGATTCCATCAAACTGAACCATGTTGTCGACATGATACCACTGGCGGGTGAGATCGCAGAACTGGTAGTTCTCATCATCGTTCAGAGCGTCAGGTGATGCGAGCTCACCATCCGGGGCGATGACCACGAGTTCGCCGGAGAGCCAGAGCCCGTCGGTCAGGAAACAACGGGCCGTGGTGTCGTTCAGCTCATTGTCATGGACGTAGGTTGTGCCGTAACGATAGAGGACTTCAGTAGCCTCATCACGAGGGATAGCCTCACCTTCGTAGTCAGTGACGAAACACTCGTTGTAACAGGACTCGCAATACCTCTCATCGTTGTGGTGACAGCATTCATCAGGATCGACGGAACACTGACACTCGGAGCACTCGTAGGTTCTGCAGTCAACATAGCCAGCGGTGGTGGTGAGCTCGACATCTCCATCATCGGAGAGTGTCAGGTACTGATCACAGAGAATGGCCTCCATGGGGGAGTAGCGAGCACATGCAGAATCCCCTCCATCTACATAAGGGGCGATGATGTAGTCACTGTTTTCCCGGTTGATGCGGAGGAGACGACAGCCCTTAAAGGAGACAGCCTTACCGTAACCTTCGGCAGTGAGAGAGGCTAGGAGACGAACATCGTCGCCGTAGAGGCGCATGTAGCCGCGAGGTTCGGAGGTACGGATGACGGCGCGACCTACGATCCGATCCCCGGCTCCCTTGATGTAAGCCACGGCGGTGTCGGGGCCAGCGTAGACCTCGGAGGGGTGGCACTCAAGGGAACTGAACCTCTCAGACATGCACGAGTTGGGACCGTTCTTGTAGACGTGGGCGATCTCCTCACGAGTGCGAGCGATGAACAGTTCTGAAGACTTGGTGGTCGCTGAGATGAGACCGGCGAGGCGGGCCACCTCGGGCGGGGGAAGATCCGGGAAATACTTCGTGAGGTACTTGCCGGGTTTGATGGTGGTCTGACGGTCTCGCTCTCCGTGAGCTGAGGACTGGGTGAACGCGACGTTCCCGGGTGTGGTTTCGGATAGATGAAGGAAATGCCCCGGATACTGGGTCAGGTTCTCAGGCCAAGGGACAGGCTGGTACTCACCCAAGTCGAAGCGGCTGTGCTCGCGCTCGAACCAATCGGGTGGGTTGCTGAGATCGTAGGTCATTTGTAGGACTCCACTGCACGATCTACGCGGTGATTGAAGGATTCGATATCGTTGTCTTCCAGAGAAACAAATGCTTCATGTAGATTCATCCAGAATTGGGGGTGCATGGTGTCACTCCAAGCGAATACCTCGTCGATAGATCTATAAAGAGTTCGAATGTAAATGGGCATGTGGAAGCCCAAACCATAATCAGGGAAGGCGGACGTGCCGGCGAGAGACACTGCGGTGGCGATACTCTCCTCGAACTCCAGAACGTCGTCCTCTGCCAAGTGATTGAAGGCGTTTCTCACATTCTTCCAGAAAGCTCGCTTATGCTTCGTTTTATCCCATCCGAAGCCGTAGTTAAGTGAATCTGATACACATCGAGCGGCCTCTGCATTGTACTTGAATTCAGACATGGGGAACCTCCAAGCTATGACCACGAGCGAACTCTTCCAAGTTCAACTTCATCTCTTCAGGATTGTCTACGGAGTCGTGGCAATCCTGAAGAGATGAGAGAAAGAAGAGGTCTTCGCCCGTTAGTTGTGTAGTCAGACCCAGCGCGTGGCGGAACTGCTTCTCATAAGAGGGGCAGGGGGTCTCGCCCTCAAGATCAGATGAGTAGAGCTCATCTGAGATGCAGTGGCCGATGGCACACTTGAGGCCATTCTCGGTTCGATATGCACAGACCTGCTCGTCTTCGTCGACGGCACGGATAAAGCCTTGAGAGGCGAGGCCAAGGTAGGCTTTGGTGAAGATTTCTTGGCGGTTCATGACTGAGGGACCTCCAGGCCATAGTGTTTGGCGAAGGCTAGTAGGCGAGACTTCATGTCCTCTGACGACTGTGCGTCGTCATGGCATATTTGAAGACGGTTAAGCTTCCAACCGAAGGCATTATCGATGTTCAAAACGTGACTGGCAGAGCCACCTTCGAAAGAGGAACGATATTCATCATCAGGGATACAGTGACCGATGGCACACTTGAGACCGTTTGGTCCTCGGTAGAGACAACGACCGCCCTCAGAGGATTTCACGAAGCCTTGAGAGGCCAGACCATGGTAGGCTTTGGTGAAGTAGTCTTGGAGAGTCATTGGTTCATCCATTCTGCAATGTGCGGGTGGTGCTTACCGATAAGCAGTAGCTCTTCCTCGAATCCTCGGAACCGTTCCTTGTTGAACGGTTCATCCAAGGAGAGCATCGCCATGAGTTCTATGTGGTCGTGCGTCAGGGGGTCTAGGAAGGCCGTAGGAAGGGGGGGATGGAAGTGATGGGGGTTCACACACAGATCCAGGTCACACACCTCCTTGAGCCTCTGGAGGCGCTTGGGAGGTGGTATGCCGTAGAGCTCGGTGAAGAAGACCCGTTGGGGGGTGGTCTTCTGATTGCCGAGCCGGATGGTGGGCCGTGGTTTGTAGGTGATATGGTATCTACCGGATTTACCGGAGCGGGGGGCAGGACAGGATAGGGGACCGTGCCAGAGCCAGTGTTGGTCCGGGGTGGTGGTTACATATCGGAGGATGGAAGAGGGGGTGTTTGCCATGCGAGTTAGATGGCAGGGAGGATGGGGGGTGTCGAGAGATCGTTATTGGATAACAAATGAGATTGGGGAGAAAAGCCCCAAAAAAGAAGGGTCATTCAATATACTAAGGATTTTGATTGTTATTGGATAATGAATGATTTACAGGGGGGTTCCGGTTGGGGTACTTTTTTGGGGCCTTTTTGGAGGGGCGCGAGGTAGGTTTGCCGTTTTGGATTTTACCGTTGGGATAGGTAAGTATTAAGTATAAGTATTCTTTTTTCTCTAAGCGGATCTAAAGGAGGGGAGGAAGAAAGAAGAAAGAAGAAAGAAGAAAGAAGAAAGAAGAAAGAAGAAAGATAAGTTATTCATTATCTAATAAGGATTAAAATTCTTAGAGTATTGAATGGGGGTTCTTTTTTGGGGCTTTTTTACGTCCCAGTCAACCCTTGCGGCCCCAGAGACCGTATTTTGTAATAAAGAACCTTGTTTGTAGAAAGATTATTACTATATTAGGTTTATACAACACGTATTATTAGAGAACTCTCCATGGACATTACGACGCGCAGCGAAGCGATAAGATTGGGTTTGGCCCATTACTACACCGGGAAACCGTGCAAACACGGCCACTTGTCACTTCGTCGGGTAGTTGGGGGCATCTGCCTCAGTTGCCACAGTCATAAGAAAGAGAACGGTTACTTTCAGGAAGCGGGCAAGAAATTCAGAGACCTGAACCCTGATTACGCTAAAGAATATCGGACGAAGCAGAAAACTAAGGATTCAAACAACACCCCCACAACGGGTGAACAGAGACTACTTAATTGTAAGAAGAAACAGAAAGAGTGGCGACAAAATAACAAAGCTAGAGTTCGTGATAAGAACAAAGAGTGGCGTGATAGCAATGCAGAGAGACTACTTACTGCAACAATTATTCGAACATATCGTATAGCTCTTGCGACACCAAAATGGGTTAATGTTGACGATATTATTAGGCTTCACCTTTCAAAGACTGAGGATCAGCAGCTCGACCACGGCATTCCATTAGCTCATGACCTTGTATGCGGACTTCACGTTCCGTGTAACCTTGATTTAGTTCCTGCTAATAAAAACCGAGCAAAATATAATCACTTCGATCCTGATGAGTGGTCGTACTCAGAAGCAGAGAGTAGATTTGTTCGAACGATACTTCCCTCCGCTCCCGATTATGACGAAGATTAGAGCATCTACCCCACCACCACGGCTTGAATGTCATATCGAAACGTGTCCCAGGCCCTAGAAACGCGGTCCTTGTCACCAACCAGGGCCTGCACCTCAACACGGCTCAGGACCGCCAATCCGTCCTTTTTATCCGGAACATAGACCAGCATACTCGGAGGGAGGTGCTTGAGCCTGTTGATTAGGTCGGAGATGGTCATTCCTCGATCTCCCTGAACTCATCCGGCACGTAGCCTAGAAGCTTGATCAGTTGTTCAATCGTCATCACACGTACCTCACCTCCAAACCATACTGGTCACAAGCCGCAACCACCCGTGCCAACGTCACATCGTGGCATCGAAACCTGAACAGCACCTCAACCCCCACACCTACGGCATAGACGTCCGAGAAGCCTGGAACCGGGTCCCAGTGAAGGCGGTTGACGTGGATTGATCGTGGTTTGACCAAGGGCATCGGTGGCTTCCTTGTACGCTTGTGGAAGTAGTGATCCGCGAGCACATCATGCCTAGGAGTCGACGTGAGATATGCTGTCCGGGTATGGTCATCCCAACCATGGTATGAGGCGAGAGCGTCGGCGAGGGGGAGGTCGTGGAGGTTGGGGTTCAAATCATTACACCTTCAATATCGGTGTCTTCCGGCTTCTGCATAGGTGATACCACGTTGTAGCCACTTATTTCAGATTTTCGAAATTTAACCACCTTCAGTTCCTCAGTCTCATGCCATTGATAGGACCCAAACGTGAAGGTCTTCAGGTTTGGGTCCAACTTCGAGAGTTCGGTAATCAGTTCAGCTACAGTCATGTCATCTTTTCCTAGTAAATTTGAAGCACGAGCTTGGTTAAGGTGGGAACCAACTGCATCTTTGGTTCAACAAAACAAGGTTCCGCTTCACCAAGCGTGTCTACTACCACCTCGGTCTGAAGGTCGAGTTTCTGAAGCTCAGCGATTAGTTCAGCTACGGTCATGTCAGTCTTCTACCTTGGCAATAGCAGCTAGAACCTTGTCAGCGAAGTCCTCAAATCGAACCTTGCGACCGAGACCAAGTTTCTTTGAGAGACAGTTCGTCGTATCACAGAGTTGTTCGATATTCTGCTTAGCTTGTTTCAGGTCTTTGAGCATATCGGGTGCAGCAGTGATGAGCTTGGTATTGGCTGCTAACTCCTGGCTACCGTTACCATGAGCTTGAGCTTGAGCTACGGAGCTTTCTGTGCCGGGATGGACTTTGCTTGGGCCTCGGACTAGGCCCGATGGAATGGGGGCAACCCACAACCCTGGTGTATGTCCTGGCATCAACTCAACTCCTTTGTAAGCTTAAGGGAATTATCTCGGGGACTTCTTCACGAGCATCTTGCTTATGTGTACGTCCTCAACAACGTAACGTTCGTGTTTGATAAAGACCTCGTCCCCCAATTCAAGACCTTCAACCCTGTCCGTGACGACATAACCTTCGGGGTCATTAGGAGGTACACACCATATACTATCCCCTTCGGAATGTGACCGAACTGAGTATCCATGCTGTTCAAGGAACTCTATAGCCTTAGAAACAGTTAATGTCATCAATTCAACTCCCTCTCATAAGCCTCTGTCGCCATCAACTGAGCCTCCCCATCCAGTGCCCCAGAAGCGCGAGCCTCCTCGTAGGCCAGTCGAGCTCGAAACTTGGCTTTGAGCTCACGAGCGAGATGGTGGAATGCGATTGGGATTAGGTAGATCATGATCATAAACCCTATGGGGTGCGCGCGGGGGAAGCTTTTGGATTTTAGCCTAGGCTACACTGTGACAGTTGTGTGACGATTACTCATCCTCCACAAATTCTCTAGCTACAGTTTCACATGCGTACCATACCATGAGATTCTTGAATGTGTTCCAATCTCCCAGCATGTCGGCCCGACCAAACCCACTGATCATCTCAGCCACGTTCTTGCAGCCCATGTCCTCTGCATCTTGAACGGCCATCTCCCAGATTTCTTCCCCGAACTTATCGAAGAGTTCAACCGTGTCGTTAGTGTAGGTGATGTAGGGGAAACCGCCGGCTGCCCCGTGGTTCACGATATCGGACGCATACTCGGATAGATTGGCTTTGAACCAATCGCGGAAGGTGGTCATTTCACTTACCCAATAAGTGGTTACGCATCAGACGCAGCTAGCCCCTGAGCCGCTTTCTTGGCAGCCCTGATGTTATCATACCCTTGGAATCCAGCACCGACGGTTGATATGGCGCCCGTCTCCCAATTCAGCCTACGGACGCTGTAGGCCCTTCGATGCCCAGACAGTTTCTCTGAGCTCACGAAGAATGCATCTGAGCCCTCGCGCTTGGCATATCCATCCTGACACAAGCGCGTCTTGAAGAAACTGTTCGATTTCGGCTCAAACCAGCAGTCAGAGTGGCGACGCTGGATCTCCCACATTGCGAGGGTGATCATGACACGTAACTCACCAACTCCTTGCCCACAATGTAGGCCAGAACCTCGCTGCGATCCATGTGATACCAGTCCTCCCAGTTCACATTGAAAAACTCATCTCCCTCGTGGAACGGTTCGGGCTCACTTTCCTGCCAACCTCCAGCGAACGTATCGATCCATAAATCCGACACGTCGCCCAATGCAGCCGAAATCTTGTCACATGCAGCACTGAAATCGAACTGAGTGGCGCCCTCGTTGAACAAGGAGCAGGCTTCTCCATCCTTGTCGAGAAAGAGTGGACCACTGTAAATGTCGAAATTGGCCTGACGGATGAGTGTTTTGATCTCAGGTGTGAGATTGAGGGATTCAACGTAGTTGGATAGTTCAGATTCGTATTTCATCTCAATCTCCCATAAACTCGATATCACACGCACCAAGGGTGGTTAGGTCAGCTATGGGCATGGCATTAGCTCCCATAAATCTTACCGTCGTCACCGACGTAGAGATCGAACTCTCCAAAGGCTTTTGACGCCTTGGTTAGTGTCTCACCTACATCATCCGGCCAATCACCATCCCAGAACCCAGCACCGTGGCCGTTCCTCGTGAGCCAGAAATCATGGCCAGCTTGTGACATCGTTCCATGTTCAAGGATAAGATCTTCATTATCTTCCCTGAAGCTAGCGCAGTCCTGTCCCATTTTGGCCAGAGTCTCAGGTGCTATGTCCTCGGGACCATAGTTATCATCGAGAGGATCCCCGCCTGTCTCTGGATCGCTGTTATCGTTTGTGCTCCATAGGGCGCAGGCAACGTATGCTTCCATGAATTCATCTGCTACCTGATATGGAAAATTCTCCTCCTGGTCAGCGAGATAATTCAAGGCATCGTTCAGCTCGTCAGCCTCACCAACGTCGTAATCCGATGGTTTCTTCTGAACGGTAAGCCTTGCCTGATGCAACTCCGACCAGCATCTGGATACGTGTTCCTTGTCCCAGAGCTTACCCGTGCTGAGCAGTGAATAGAGACCGCTATCTTGCCCGCCATGCCAAGCCTCAGCGATTCCAATCAGCTTCTTAATGTTCATCATCTCACTTACCCGATAAGCACCTGGAAACTAGGCATGGTTCATCTGTCAGGATCGTCTGGATTTCTGAGGGTCGCGGATACTAAGCCTGTGTCACTCTACCTCATGATTAAGAAAGTAGTCTGCGTTATCCACAGCTTCACAGGCTTGCTCCAGTACATCACCAGCTAGAAATCCATCGTTAATGCACGCTTTAAGCACCATCATTAACTCTTTGATGATTTCTTCAGCAGTTTGCAAACTATCCATTGTCCGTTCCTCACTTACCAGTAAGCACCTAAACTCTAGTCACGCTCAATCGTGCCCTAGCATGTGTAGGGCACTCAGAGAGTGAGCTATTCACCACCCTACAACGCTACTAAGATGGGTTGCTTTTCCAACTTCTTTCTTTGAAACCTTAGAGCTTGACATTAAGATGATTTTAGAAGCTTGACGAATTTCTTCGCAAGTATGACTGTTAGCATTGTTGATTATATTACGTGCCTCATCTAAGGTCATAGCGTCCTCGCTTACCGATAAGCGTTTATGCGGATAGTCGCAGAAAGCTATCTCTTGCAGCTTTCTGCGACTATCCGCATCTTGATGCACGAACACCCATTCTCCAGCCTGTCAACTGTGATCTTTATGTCACGCCCGGCCCCAAGCCTTGCCATTGAAACTAGGCCCCAGCTTAACCGCCCTAGGACCTAGCCTCAATCATTAAGCCGCAAGAGCCTCCGCCGCTGCGATCTCAGTCTCGGCCACGATAGCCTCGCCCATAGCCGCCAGCGTCTCGACATCAGACATCTGCAACAGCACCTGGAAGATAGCCCCACGCTGCTCGGCGCTCCAATTGGGCAGGGCCAGCATGCACCGATCAAAGAGTGTCTGTTCTACAGACGACAGCGGCACGACCTCGCCCATCTCACCTTCGACCACCGGAACCTCAGTCACAGGACCGGGCACAACGGCCGGGGCACCTTGCGGCGCAGGCTTCAATGTGTCCTTGAGATCCTTCCAGCTAAGATCGCCCTTAAGGGCCAGGATCCGCTCGCTCACCTCCACCATGGCATCGTCATGGGAGGTGGTAGCCTTCACACTATCCTCGATGCGAGGCGCAATCAGCTTGGCGATAGCGAAAGCGACGTCGATCGTGCCCTTAGGACAGCCTTTCTCTTCCATCCGCTTGCGCAGGATGCTGATAGCCTTGGGAGTAGGGGCGCTCAGTGTGTACGCTGTCGCCTTGCTGACGACGCCCAGCATGGCGTTCCCCTGTTGCGTGGCATAAGCCATAAGCTGTTTCTCTAGTGCGACGTGGTTCAAGATACCAACGGTCATCGGAGTAAACCCTATGGGTTAGCGAGCGTGGTGATTGGTACGCCCCGACGCTGTGGACTGGCACAGCGTTTCGTCCTTATGGACTCGTCAGGGAGCGGATGAACCTTTGAACAAGTAGCATGTGCCTATGATGATGGCGAACCATGCCAGCAACCCGTATGTGATCATGTTTGCTTACCGATAAGTGGGAGGGATGAGGACGCAGCTATAGTGTCGGGAGTGCGGGGGTAGGTAGCGGGGTAGGTGGTGCGAGTGGTGTGTTCCTCTCTTCTTGATGTTGTGAGTGTAGGGCCGGGATAGAGCGAGGTGTTGGACAATGTAGTGTGATAAAGATACAACTTGACTTTAAGAAACGTAGAAGCCACCCACGATAATCTAGTGGCAGGAATGCCACACCATCCCTATCATTAGGATTTTATACCGCAGATAAATTTAGGAAATTTGAGTGTTGCATAAATGCCACGAGCTCACTTATGTCAGCAAAATCAATAGGTTGATTATATTTCACCTTCTGAAACACAGGAAGTTTAGTCATATCATCTAAGACCTTGTCGTTAGTATATAAGGACGTAGTCTTCTTCCAATCCTTCATAAATTTGAAGTAAGACATGCCACGCGGCAAGTAACCCTCTATTTCCTCCTCACCAATAACGTGGATCTTATTACCTGTCTGACGTTCAAATCGCTCAATCCGTGATGCACTTTCCTTGGTCATCACACCTTTGCATTCGACATATAGATCTTCCTCGGGAAGATAAAAATCTGGTACATAATCACCTCCTACTAACACAAACCTTTTTGGTTCATACGAAAACGAGACGTGATTACGTATTAGATATTGTGCGTATATGACCTCGTAAGACGACTTCATCTTTATCCTCTCAGTGCCCCGAATTACATGCCAATCGTGGTTTACCCGAGTCCGTGTCGTCTTTTTACCATTACCTCTGTAGAAGGCATCCTTTCCAATCAGTTCCTCTCTGCCGCAGCCGCAACTGAGGCTCCAGCCTTTAAATAGCCTTCTCTTATCAATGATCAACACTTCCCCGCACTTACACCGGCAAGACCATTTTCTACCTGTAACATGAGCCAGTACAGTAAAGCTACCGTAAACACGTCCTGATAGGTCCACACGACAGGAGTCTTTCATCAGACACCCGCAGCTTCTCGTGTTACCAGTTTTTACTGAGTTAGTGAGTTTGACAACTTCCGAGCCACAGTCACATCGAAATTTGTAGTGGGTCTTATCTACTCGTTCAATGATAGTCAGTCGTCCATACTTAATATTGGGGTCTAGTTCAATCATAGTATCAGTCCATCGAAATAAAGGTTGACCTTGGTAGGATACTATGTTAAGTAAACACTATATCTGTAATATCAAGCAAATAATGTAAACCGATGTCAAAGAAAAGGCCCCTTGCGGGGCCTTCCATACTCACTTCCACTCCTCTTCTCGTGGGTTCTAAGCACTCCGAAGACGATCGCGTGTCTGTCTAATAAGACCCGTCACGTGATCAATCTTAGTGAGAATGTGAATTTTACTATCCTCCAGGTCTGCAAGCTGATCAGCTAGTCGACTAAGGTACTCTTCATTTTCGAAGAGGTCTTCCAGCATCTTGTCCAACTCTTCATCGGTCATCTTGGTCCCCTTCACCCTATTCTCTGTATCCTCTACCAAAGCTCTCCACATACCAGATTGCATATCATAATCATTCGGCGAACAGAATTTGAAGTGTATCCTAACTAAATACTGAAGTGGGTTCGATAGCCTCACTTCAATATCCCACTTATACCCACCAAGCAACTTGCAAACAGCCTCTGCCTCCTTGTTATAGTCCCTCATGATCCCAACACCACCATCTTGGGGCAGCCTTTGGTCTCGCAAGCCCAGGGCCTGTTCATATCGAAGCCACATACCTTACACTCCTTCAACTTCTTCACCTTCAGCATCCCCTCCAACACGGCGAGACGGCGCTCAACTTCAACAAGACGGTCATTTTCCATCTCAATTCACCTTATGTCTAAAGATTCTCATTTCACGAGCCATGCTATCCTCAGCGAGCTCGCCCACCGCGTGCTGGAAGCCTACTACGGCACCAAGGCCGCTCCCACAATCGAGAATAGCCTGATCGAACGCATGGTCCAGAAACGCGGTCACCAGGAACTCCGATGGGACCTCATACTTCCTCTCTAGGTAAGCCCAAATTTGGACGAGCTCCCCGTCAATCTGGGACATCACCTCAACGTATTCACTATCTATTTCGGGTTCATCGAGCATCAGAATGTCCAATCGTCACCTAGTGACTCATATTGTTTCAATCGTGACTCCAACTCTCTTACCCTTGCCTTCAGACTTTTGATGCTGTGGTTCTTCCGCAAAATGGCTTTGTTCAGATTGGTGATTTCCTTACGATGAGTCTCGCTTATACTCTTATGATACTCTCCATGTCGGAGGCAGGCTTCCAAGTTTGGGTATACGGACGACTTATGTATGGTCGTCCTTCCGTGTGAGTGCAGAGCTTCCATACACGGACAAAGAGCATGTCCTGGGCTAGGTCCAACGCAATTACAGATAGTCATGCCACAATCCTCAATCCCTCATATTCCACACCAGTCTCGTTAATCAGAACCTTGAACCCGATCTCGGGAGCGAGCTCCCTCAACTTGAAATCGAACATCTTCAAATTAATCGGGGTCTTATGCGCGGTCATCAAGCAAAACGTCATGTACTCCTTGTAGAGGTCACCAGAAGAGACAGCCTTCATCGGCTTGCCCACCTCGTGGATCCCCTTGTTGATCTTGATCTTCTCGCTGCACGTAATGAAATGCCGCACCGAGTTGGACCTATTGGCAATCTCGCCAATCAGATCGAAATGCGAGTGTGGACAGTCGAAATCGTTACGCTCAGAGATCGTTTTGATAGCCGGGATAGCCCAGGCTGCGATGGCCTCCCTCTCTGCGGCCAACACCTTGGTAGCAAAGTGAAGGATCTTCTTCTCTGGCGGGATCTTCTTGTCGAACTTGAAGATGAGCCACCGCCTCAAGAACCCACCCGAGCTATCCTTCGACTGCGGCAGGTGATTGGTAGCGAACCAATGTGTGGCAATCGGACGGAACTCGAAGATAGGTGTTCCCTTATGCTGACCTTGAATAACGCCACCCTCCACGATGATCTTGAACATCTCACCGTTAATATAGGCAGTCTCACTCAGATCGTTACCAACATTCAGTAGTTTACCCACCATATTCGCCGGCTTGAACTTATCATTCCAATCGCTTGGTGGAATGTGTGACGAGCAACCCTCCGGCATCAGACCTGCAATGATATCCAACATGGTGGATTTCCCACCATGAGCGGCGTTATAGAGCACGATCGCCCTACTATACTTCGGACCCTGACCGAACAGCGTGATGGCGATAGCCTCCCTCAGAGCCTGCTTCTTCTGCTCGAAGTCGGTATCATCACCCCAGATATCCCGAAGGAAGCCCATGAACATGGGGCAGTTGGCCTCATCGGCCAACTCGGGACGGTATGGGTATGTCAGGCGGTAGGTGCAGCCATACTCCTTCTTGTGGGGTTTCAGCACCATCTGATCGGTGAGATATCCGTTGGCAAAGTTGATCCCGGCTTCGCTGTCACTCCGAAGGCTGCCCTCGTTGCAGATCGTCTGCAGAACCTGGAGAATGCCCCGGTGATCGGAATTCCGTACCGAGGACTCGAAATGACCGAACTCCTGGGCGATCAGCTTCTTCAGTCGCCACTCCTCATAGATCTCCCAGTGAGAGCCCTCCCAATGGTAGAACTGGCCACCGTGCCACTGCAGCGGGGCATTCATTCCGAGCTCCATATACTCCCGCACCGATCGGGCAACCTCGGAGTGGTTGTTCCCCTTGAAGTCCGCCCCTTCGGTCATGCTCATATACATGCGACGCAGGACGGCAGCGGTAACCCGGATACGACTATTGGCGGCGATCCAGCCCATAAGGGCCTCTCGCTCGACCTGTGTCATGGACTCCGAGCGAGCCATGAACTCCAGCGATTGCGAGATTGCCTCCATCCTTGCAGGGTCGTTCTCCGCATTGACCGTGAAGTTATGATACAACCACTTCTGCAAGCGGTCGAAGGTCCAATCCTCATCAGTCTCAGTGAAGTTCAAACCGAGCTCGAACTTGTCCTGCTCAGTCAGACCCGCATCCCAACCGGGCTTCAGCGGGCGCTTGGTCTTATCATTGACATCACGGGTAAGGAACTGGACGATCCGCAGCTTTCCCTTCTCAGGGTCAATCGGATCGGTCTTGTTCTCCTCACAATACTCCGCACACCAATGGTCCATAAACCCAAGGGCTTCCTTCAACGTGAAGTGCCCCCTCTGGATCCCTACGGCATAGAGCCCAGCCTCCTGAATCATCCGATTGTCCCTGGTACCCTTAGGGACAAACTCAATGATGGAGGAGAAGCCTGAGTTGGACAGACGAAGCCCACCCTGCTCAATAAGAGCAGTACGGAAGATGTCCTCGATGTTGGGGGGCAGGTTGGTCAGCTCACCCAGGCACTCGTAGAGGAGCCTATCAGACGTGTAGGGCATGCCTGTCTCGGGATGCACCGAAGGGGGCAGGACAACCTGTCGACCCTGGCTCAGGAGCTCCACGATGACCTGACCGCCCTCTCCCTTGATCTGGAAGGTCTTCTCCCCCTGATAGCGGAAGGCATAGACGGCACCCTTCCGCCCAATCCTCTGCCAGGGTGAGCGAGGCAGGCAGCCTTCGATGATCTGCTGCAGATGCGGGTCCATCGTGTCGATGTCGACAATGACGATGTTGGACTGAGGACCGCAAGGAAGACCAATGTTGTACGCGCGCTTGTCGTACAACCAATCCTGCTGGGTCTCTCGATCCGGCATCTCGACACACCAGCGGGACCACGAATTATGGATCGGGCGCTTACCTAGATTCTTGTCACCCTCCATCGGGCGTGTGAGCGGAATGACGGGAAGACCAACGGCCCAATAGGAAGGAGCGTAATTCTTAAAAGGGGTACTCAAGAGAGGGGGACTCCGAGGTCTGTCAGCTCTGTCTCAATATCCTTGAGACATATATTAAGGAACTTAACATAGGCATTCGTCGTAAGGCGGATTACGGGGACTGACGCATGGGGAAACATCTCGTCGTTTCTAACTGTAACGCAATAGGTATCATCATCCTTGGCATCTGAGATATAGTCCTTAAGCCTCTTACGTTTTGTCAGGAGTTCAGCAGCCCGTGTGATCCTCTCGTGCTCTGGATTAGGTTCCGGCAAACGGACCTCAATCGCTGGCTTCACCGTCTCCTCCTTCTTCCACCAATCAAACATCACAGAACCTCCACTTCGTAATCACACATTGAATGATGATCACTCCAAAAGACGCCGTCTTCATCATAACCATCTTCACCCAAATTCTCAGGACGGTACCGAAGATTGGTCTGCTTCACTTGGACAACAACCTTTCCGTCCTCATCACCCTCAGCGACGTAGACATCTTCGATCCAATCCGACCACTCACCATCCTCGCAAGCAAACCCAACGGCATCAACTAGACACATGCGGGCTTCTTCGAAGTTATCGACGTAGAAGGATCCGATCCCATCATACACATAATACCTAGTCATGCCGCCTCCAGCACCATAAGAGCCCGCAACTTGGTCATAACTTCAGTCCTTTGATCAGGCGTCAGTGTATTTTCCATCACTTCAAGCACACCACGGCGAAAATCAGCAAGTTGACGCATCCATTTCGACCGATCACCTACCTCTGTAAGCTTATCTAGTAGCGTGGCCATCGTTTTGATAGTCTGGAGCTGTTCCGTAGTGTCTTCAGCGTCGAAATTGTTCCTCAATTCCTGTAATTCACCGTAGAGAGCCATTCTTTCTCGATCTACAGCGGTCCATTTGTCCGTGTAATGCCCTAGATAAGGCTCCTCGGACACACCATCTTCTGTTGTGGAGGGATTCTTCAATACCCTCAACAACTCGGCCTGCATTTCGGGGCTGTAAGGGCAATTCTTCCCGAGGTAGTCGGGATATTCTCGAATTGAGTTCAGCACGACCATGAGCGTCGGCAGGTGATCTTCCTCGGGATAGTAGTAAGCGTCTGCCACTCAATGCTCCTCGTTGCTGGGCTTTACACCTGTGGGCTGCCAGCGGATTTTAAAGGGACCAATCTTATTCATGACCAGTTCAGGAAACGATCTTCTTCGAGATTTGGTGGCTCAGATGGAGGCCCGGTACCTCGACGACCACTCCCACCTCTCGATGAGCGACTGGGTGATCGAGAACACAACTCTCAAAGGTCGTCCATTCTCCTTCAAGGGATACGAATTCCAGAAACAGATTGTGGATGATTTACACCCGGACCTTGTGGTAATTAAATGTTCCCAGGTGGGTCTAACTGAGACCCAAATTCGTAAGATCCTAGGGTATCTTAAACGCACCACGGCTATCAAAGCTTTGATTTCGTTTCCTACCGAGGAAATGTTTAAGCGTGTAAGTCAAGTTCGTATCAAGCCTATTGTAGATGGTGATCGTTGCTTCAATCTTGAAGACGACGACAAGTCAATTCGTTCAATGGCGCTCATTCAGATCGGTAAATCGTATCTGTATGTGACTGGTTGTACGGAAAAGGACGCGACGTCGCTCGACCTCGACGCTCTGTTCCATGACGAGCTCGATCTCTCAGACCCAAAGATGATTGGTTTGTTCCAGTCGCGCCTACAGAACTCTGACTTGAAAATGACGCAGGCATTCTCTACTCCAACGTTCACAGGAATGGGAATTGATCGAGAGTATACCAACTCGGATCAACATGAATATTACTGTAAATGTGAGGCTTGCAACGAATGGCAGGTCCCTGAGTTCAATCATAAGTTTGTTCATATTGAGGGCCTCCCTGGTGATATGACCGATCTCTCCTTGATCGATCATGAGTTAGCAGCAAGCTTAGATTTACTAAACGCATATGTGAAATGTCACAAGTGTGGGGCACGTCTTGATCTTGCCAACCCGGACCTGCGTGAGTGGGTCGCTGCCTACCCCTCTAGAGTTCTGAAACGTGGCTACCGGGTCCGTCCGTTCTCAACCTCCCGACTGCCGATCTCTTACATTGTCGGTAGATTACTCAAGGCCAAGGACCAGGATTATCTTAAGGGCTGGGCCAACACGGTGTTGGGGGAGTCGTATGCTGACTCTAACATCAGACTTACGGAGGAGGACATTTTGGCATGTATGGGCCTCCCATCTATTCCTGAAGTCAGTTCAGATATACCCGTGTTCGTCGGAATCGACGTTGGTAATACCTGCCACGTGGTACTTGGCACTCACGATCAAAGAATCTTCCTGATGGAAACGGTCCAGAACCGGGAGCTTGAAGATTATGTCAAAGCGTTAATGGGTCGATATAATATCGTTGGGGGAGCGATAGATATCCAACCAGAGATGACATTGTCATTCTCGATTAGAGACATAACCCGTGGTAAGGTAATGCCCATTATGTACCGCGGAACATTACCAGTCAAATTTGAGAAGGATGAGTACGATAACGTAACACACGCTATGTGTCACCGAACGTTGGCACTCGATCAGGTTGCAAAGGCCGTTAGACGTCGAACCCTCAGCTTGAATGGCTACCGCGAGCAGAAACAGGCCGTTATATCCCATCTTCGTGACATGGTACGAGACGAACAGCCTGATAAACCGGCAGTATGGGTAAAACTAACCGGGGCAGATCATTGGTTCCACTCTCTGAACTACTATCTGCTGGGCATTCGTTTGAGGGGTGCCTACGACGAGATGTTCAACGACGAGATCAGAACGATGATCGCTGCAGTGAACGTCGACGTGAAGCCAGTAAACCAATCATTATACGGCAGACCTAGTATTGCACGGCCGATGTACAGTAACCATATGGGATTTAGATAACCCGGATTTATTGATGGCCCTTTCGTTTGACTCGGTTTTAAACTTCATTGCGCCCAAGGGGAAAACAAAAGCTGGTGGGGCGGGGGTTACCCCAACCTTTGATCCAACCAGCGCGACTGGTGTACTGACTCTCCCGAATTTCCAGACCCATCTAACCGACGTCTACGCCACCAGACTGGCTAACGACACTCGGGCTCTGATCGAATACTTCTTCCAATATGATCCCGATCTTTCCGCCGCAGTAAGTGCCTATCTGACGCTGGCCAATACCGAGCCTATGATCGTGGCTCGTGACGTTGATGGAGTGATTGATCGCGACGCCACCAAGAGCGTCTACCAGTTGATCAAGCTCCTCGGCACCCGAGTGGATATGACCCTGGGGTTCCAGTGGAAGCCAGACCTGAAGGCGATCTGTGCCGACCTCCGCACCATGCTCCTCCTCCGTGGCTCGATCATGGCAGAAGCGGTTCTAGACAAGACTGGCATCCCGAGCGAGATCCGTCTAATCGATCCGATCACCATCGAATGGCGGGAGCAGGGGCAGGCGGGTAACTACAAGCCCTGGCAGGACCAGAAGGGTAAGAACGACAAGGTCGCTCTGGACAGCCCCGCAATCTTCTATTCGACGTACCGTCGTAATGTCACGACGATGTACACCCAGTCTCCCTTCGTGAGCTGCCTCAACATTGTGGCTGCCCGTCAGAACGTGATTCAAACCCTCTACCGGATCATGAATGTGACCGGTGTGCCTCGCCTTGAGCTTAAGGTCCTTGAAGAGGTGATGGCCAAGGCGGTCCCTGAGAGCATCAAGCAGGATCCGAACAAGATCCGCGAGTGGATGAACTCCAGACTCCAGGAGCTCGCTTCCAGCTTCTCGACCCTGCGCCCTGATCAGGTATTCGTTCACTGGGATAGTGTCGAGGCCGGCACGCTCAACAGTGAGAACCCTGGTCTGGCCATCGATATCACCTCGGTTATCGACACGCTGAACGCCCAGTGTCAGGCAGCTATGAAGACCATGGCCACCATCCTGGGTCGTGGTACCTCTGGTGTCAACACCGCCAGCGTTGAAGCTCGTATCGCCGCCATGAATGCGGACGAGATCAACGACCCGATCGAGGAGATGTTGGGCAACATCTTCACCTTCTACATGGTGATGTCGGGCTTCCAGGGCACCGTCGAGTTCAAGTTCCGGCCGGTTGAGATGCGCCAGGAGTTGGAGCTCGAACCGCAGTTGATTATGCGCCAGTCGAGACTCCAGACCGAGCTCAGCCTGGGCACGATCGATGATGACACCTACCATCTCCTGATGTTCGGACACATCCGTCCTGATGATGCCCCTGAGCTTTCAGGCACCGGTTTCATGGCTCCTCAGACAGCGGGTGTCGACACAAGCTCTGTGAGCCCGAACTCTGACCCCCTTGGTAGATCTCTGACTGCCCCTGATTCCAAATCCGCCAAGAGCAAGACGGTCAAGAAGCCAAAACCTAAAGCAAAATAATGCGGTTGCCTAATATACCGTACACCACCATCTAGGAGTTGTAATGGCCAGACATAAACCAGTTTCCAGCTTTGATCTAGTTGTAGCCAGTGGCGCCAGTGTTAGTAACATTGTCGATCTCCAGGGCTATCAGGCCGTTCGAATTATTACTCCTGCCGCGCTGACCGCCACCTACCTCGTCTTTCTCCAGGGAGAGGCTGACGACACGATGGTCCTCAGCTACGACAAGGCTGGTGCGTTGATCGTTCCACCTGTTGCCGCATCACGTAGTCTCGAACTTGGCATCGATAACTTCCGCTCTTGTCGTTATTTTCAGATTCGTACTTGTTCCACCAACACCGGCACCGCCGGCAATGAAGCCGCAGCCCGCACCTTTAAACTCATTGTGGATTGATTGAATGACGAACCTTACGGCGCTTACTGTTGAGCAGGGTGGGGGTCTATGGGATGACATCCCTGCGGATCTCGTTCTCTCGGGGGTCTCTCCTACTCGGGGCACTGGTTATTTCAGTAAGGACACCACTGCCAACGAGCTCCACAATGTGATGTTCCCGTTTTCGGGAACGTATACTTGGCTCGGCTCGGGGGCAACTGCTGCTCTGACGGTGACGGGCGTTGCTGCTACTGATATCGTTATTGCTACCATCCGCGTGAAGCCCACCCAGGCTGCGTATCTCGTTCGTGCAGTCCCGTCTACCAACACGATCACCTTCGAGTTGTCTGCCGCCAACACGGGTAATGATGCCCAGATCTCCTATCTTGTGCTGAGGCCGTAACATGAAGAAGCTGTTCGAGAAGATCAAGGCTTGGTTTGCCAAATTCGCCAAGTGACTGCATAATGATGCACACCTAACTCTTGCATTATTCAAGTAGGAATATTACATCCTTTACTAGATGAAACAAATCACTAAGACGCCGGAAATTCTTGCCAAGCTACAGAAAGCAGTTGGACCCGACGTCTCCACTGATGAGTTGGTTGTCTACGAAGCCTCCGCATTTAATACCCTGCCTCTTCGTAAGAGGCATCCTCTGTACAACAAAGCGGTAGCTTCGGAGGATATCCTCCACTCCATGGCCAGTCAGGTCAACGGAGAGAGTGTTCCCCTCCACGTCATGCACTCTGCTGATGGTTTGAATATTGGTCGTGTCTTCACCGGTTCAGTGGTGAATATCAATGGAGCCCCAGAGCTCCGAGCTTTGTTCTTTCTACCGAGGTCCGCAGCCCAAGCTATCGATCTAATTGATACCGGCACAGTTGATCAAGTAAGCGTATCGTTTGTTTCCAACAAGATTCTTTGTAGTGACTGCGGCTTTGACTTCCTAGGTACAGACGCCACCCTCGATAATATTTACGGCGGCGTTTGTGATCAAGGGCACATCCTCGGTGAGGGCAATACCCACGCTAAGTTGATCGGCTTGGACCGGTGGTTCGAACTCAGCCTAGTCAACACGGGCGGTGCGCAGAAGGCCCGGATCCAGTCCGGTAAAACCAGTGTATTCGCTCAAGATCATCGTCTCGCTGCCTCTGGTGTCGATCCTAATTTCCTACTCGCTAACCTTTCCACTTCCGAACTGGGTAAGATTGATCCGATGGATCTTAAAGAACTCGTTGATAAGCTGACCGATACGGTCACGAAGCTGGCTCTGGCAGATGCTAAGGTCGCAGAACTTGAGGCCAAGTTGGTCACTGCCGAGGCAGACCTCGCTGAAGCCGAGAGCAAGATCGTTGAGGTCCCCGCCGATACCGTCGCGTTGCAGGCACAGCTCGATCCGGCGATGGCCCATCTGGTCGCTGAGGCCAAGATGCTCGCTCCCATGATCGGGGCAACCTTTGACGAAGCTGAGACGGACGTCACCAAGATCGTGACCTTTATCACGGGTGGTCGGGACAAGCTCCGTGTTGCTATCCCGCTGGGGGGTATTTCCCAGAGTGCTAATGTTGAGACCGTTGTAACCAAGATGACCGGGAACGCCGGCGCTTTCAGTTCTAAAAAGGGCAAGTAATTAAATGGCTGGTATTGGCAACGCCCCCTCGATGGAGGGTTATTTTTTCGAGGACTGGCAGTTCAGTTTCACGCTGAACTCTGCGATTGTGATTGGTGATGTGGGCAAGGCTGTTGCCTTGGATACCGCAGGGAACACTCGGGTCAAGTTGGCCGGCGACGGCGACGAAATCATTGGGCGTCTTGAGGTAGTTGAAGACCGTCTCCAGGAGGGGGTCAAGATCGGCACCGTGGCATTGAAATTTGCCAACCGAGTTCCTGTTAAGTCGGGCCTGACTGGTGCCGAGGCAGTCGTTCTTGGTTCTACGGTTGTAGGCGCTGGGTCGGGTGAAGTGAAGGCCCGTGTGGTTTCGGCGGCTGCTACGCCTGCCTATTCGATGAATATTGTGACCGAGGTTGGCTCGGGTTATGCTGTTGTCGTGAAGGTTTAATAATACAATGACTCGCTCTCTCCTCGAACTCGCCCGTAATCGCAAGTCGCCTGAGGCCCTCCTCAGCGGAATTCTCAATGCCAGCCCTGGGACTTCCCGAGAAGCTGGTGAGAACCTTCTTGCTCAGGCCGCAGAATATGGTCTGGGTCTCCGTGATTTTCTTACCCTAGCTATTGAGCCGCAGGCTTCCGATGAGAAGCTTAAGTATGTTGACGATGCCGGTAAGTTTGTCAACGGTTATGAGGCTTCGCTTGCCTACCTGAATCTACCTTTTCGTAATGACTTCGAGCGTGGCATTGTCATGGAGGCTGCGTCTGAGACGTTTCAGACCTTCCCTGGCTCGCGGGCTCTCTTTCCTGACGTCATCGATGATCTGATCAAGTGGAATTATAAGCAGGATCAGTTGGAGCGCGTTGAGCCCCTGATTGGTTCTAGCCGCGTCATTTCGGGTGTGCAGATGATCAGCACCGTCGTTGATGATGCTCAGACTGATTACACTCATGCACAGAAGGTCGCTGAGGGTTCTCGTGTTCCTGTGCGCTCGATCCGCATGAGCGAGCAGTCGGTCAAGATCTGGAAGCACGGTTCGGGCATTCGTACCACATATGAATTCGCCCGGCGTACTGGCCTTGATCTCCTCACTCCGTATGCTAAGCGTGTTGCTCGTGAGATCGAGATGAGCAAGGTTGGTGTCGCTACGGATCTATTGATTAATGGAGATGGCGTCAACAGCGCGGCTACCGAGGTTGAGCAGACCTCTTTTGTCACGGGCGCTACGGCAGGTACGCTAAATCGTACAGCGCTGTTAATGTGGTTCGTTAGTCGTGCCAAGGCTGGCTACCCAATCGACGTGGTTGTGGGTGACTGGGACGCATATCTCCAGTGGCTTCTCCTCTTTACCCCTTCGACGACTGCCAACCGCAGCGAGGCCGACAATCTGGCTGGCTCTGGCTTTTCAATTGGTCAGCCGACCCTTCTCTCGGGCTCGATAAACTTCGCTCTTTCGTCGAGCATGACCGCCGGTAAGATCTTGGGAATGACCAAGGGCGAGACGCTGGAGGAGTTGATTGAGGCAAATTCGAGCATCAGCGAGAATGAGCGTTCGATTCAGAATCAGACGATTACCTACGTGAACACCGTCAACTCTGGCTTCCGCATCGTGTGGCCGAATACGCGCCAAGTGTTCGACTACAATCACTGAGATAACCAATAAGAAAAATGCGATCTAACTTGACCCCCGAGACTGCGCGCTCGGGGGTCTTTTTATTTCTGGCGTAATAACCATATACTGACTGTAATTCCTCTGGAGTCGAAATGATTGACAACGTGATTAAGGGTCTGCAGATCCTGCAAAGTTATGGTGCTGACTGTGTCTGTGCTGAGCATGACGAGATTTGGTCTGGCCACAACACCCAAGTGTCTAATGAAGATAAGTTGCGTTTAGACGAACTTGGTTGGTTCTATGACGAAGACATTGATGGTTGGGTGAGATACGTCTAATGATGATCGTCGAAACAACCGGCCCATGGTCACTCCTTCAACCTAACCATGCCGGTCCTATTCATCGTTTGCGTCCAACGGTCGTAGACAATACTCAGTTTGTCCAGCATCAGACTGCTATCGGACAAATCAGGATCCTAGCCACTGATCTGCCAGATGAAGCTACCGACAAGGAATTCGTCGCTTTCTGGATCGAGAGTGGCAAGGATAAAGAGTTGGCCATCGAGTCCTTCAAAGCCAGCTTCCTAGTCCCTACGCCCCGTAGGAAGTCCGCTAAGTGATCTACGGGATCCAGGGCACCAGCGTCACCGTCAACTTCGTCTTCCCGGATTCCAGTGGCAATCCCACCATCCCGGATGCCAACACTGCGACTTACTCGATCCGTCTAAACGATGGTACCCTGGACCCTGACTATACTGACGTTGCGATTGATCTGGGTGTTACGGATACCTACACCAACATCGTCCTAGCCGACACTGCAATCGACGGTCAGGTCGAGACACGTACCATCGTAGTCAGTTATCAGAAGGCGGCAATCACCAGGACGCTCACTCAGATCGTGCGACTGGTGCAGTTCCCCCGACACTGGCTCACTCCTGATGACGTTCGAGCCTTCCTTGGGGTCAACGCCAGCGAGCTCCCTGACTCCGACATCGATCTCCATCGGGCCTACATGGAAGCCCAGGACGCTGTGGGAGCGGAAGCCCTTGCGACCGCATTCAGTTCCACTACCACGGATGCGATCAAGGCCAACGATCTCGTGATGTGTCGGGCCGCATTGAATGTCTTCCCGTCTCTGGAGCTCCGCATCGCCCAGTCAGAGAGCAACGGCACGAAGACCTACGCCCGTCTAACCAAACTCAACCTTGATCGGCTCTATACCTACATTAGCGGAATGTATAGTGATCTGTTGGGTGTTATCGGTAGCGTAGAGACTGTGGCACCGGTACTCCTTGTACTCAGCACTCAGGCCGATCCGATTACGGGGGTCTGATGCCCAGCCTAGAATCGTGTGGTGCCCGCTTCGACTCTGTCTTCACCATCCTCTCGAACGATCGAACGTTCAAGGGGGTGCTGGAAACTCCACTCGATCGCGAGCCACCTGCGTTCCTGTGGGTAGAGAACCGCCGGCTCCTTACGGTCAAGCGTGACTGCATCGTCCAGCTCCGCGATGTGATCACTTCCAGGGCAGGGGAGATCTACGCGGTAGGGGCCTCCACCTACGCAGAGTATGGGGCCAGTATTTTGTATCGGACCCACCGCCTGTTCGAGATGAACACCCAGGTTGCCTGGAGCCGCCAGTACAAAACGACGGACACTCTGACGGGCCTGGAGAAGGAGTCCTCGACCAACGATCTTGGGACGGTCTGGGTGGCTATGGAGTACACCAACAGGGAAGACGTTGGACGTGCGTCCCACGTGTGGCAAGAGCGCGTTGTCTGCATCTCTGCCTCTGAGCTCCAGGAGGGTGATCGCATTGACAATCGCGAGGTCATCCGCAGCAATGTCCAGCTTGGGTTGACCGTAGCTGAGTTGAGGTGATGGAAGAATCCGTTCTTAATCCGGAGTGCTATGATTGCGAAGAACCCTACGGTTCACCTAGGTTCCCTGACTTGCTTATAGAGTGGGATGCTTGGAAGACGATCTCTCCTGACGGTGAAGGTAATGGACTACTCTGCCCGAACTGTATAAATGCAAGGCTTGAAGAGCATGGTTTCTCGGGTGTGAAAGCTGCGTTCCGAAGTGGACCAATGGTTATCTATGGCCCGTAAATCTACATTCAGCGCCAATAAGTTCATCCAGCAGGTTCTCGATCAGGTCGTCAAGAAGGGGGCTGTTCAGGTCCGAGCTGGCTACCTGAAGAAGTTTGCTACCGATATGGACATAATTATCGGTAAGCAGGCAGCTCGGTTGTTCCCATTGATCGTATCTCTCATGGGCGGCAAATCGACTGGCAACCCCTATGTGCTCAACATCAAGAACCTAAGTTCTGGTCAGGCCCTGGTTGCTCAACAACTGCGGCCTGGGAACGCGAAGACGAAGTTCCATGGTGTTACGTGGCTCCCTCTGAGCAAGGAGACGATTGCCAGGAAAGCCGAGCTCGCCAAGAAGGGTAAGATTGACATCGATAACATCAGTCGGTTCTTTGTCCAGACTGGTGAGCTTCGTGACTTCTTCAAGACGGCTGATTATAGAAGCACCCTCGGCAATACCCAGGTCAACTACTTTGAGAAGGTAGCGCCGAACGCTGCCAGCAGCAAGACTGATTTCAGGAAGCTGTTGGGAGTGCTCAGGTTCTCGATCTTCAAGCGGATCGCACCGTATCTCCAAGCGGCGTTGGAGGGGAAATTCGACCCTGATGCCAAGCTTGAGAAGGTTGCGTTTGGATCCGAGGTAGGCAAGAAGCTCGCTGGATTCCAGTATAATAAGAGCCATCATCGCCCGTTGGTGCAGCCCGCCATCGCCTACATGGTTGGGCAGGTAATCCCGAACGCTATTGGTAGAGAAATAGAACGCCGGACGAAGATCTCGGCGCGGAGAAGTTAGTGATCATTAAGAACATATTCGGTAGTGTGGTTAAGTTTGCTCAGCAGAGGATCACGGAATATCGTGGACTGGGATTGAGCTCGAACATGACCTTCCTGAATTTGGATGCACATTCCAATATCCACGAACTGCAGTTGGTTGACTACCTCGGGATCAATGGTCTCTCTGTCACCGTCGAGGACAAGATCCATACCATCAACCTAGGCTTCACAGTGACTTTGGCAGAGGATGCCAACCTGCTGCGGCACATGGAGGTGATGGCTCGGATGTACGAGGAACTGCAGCCTGAAAAGAAGCTCGTATACTACGATGCCGAGACTGCTGAGGCGCTATCCTGGATGGGGATCACAGATGGGACATACCTCACCCCGATGTCGCGCGACGAACTCAGAGCCTTCCAGATGATTAGCGTTACGATGCTTTTGAACCCGAATTCTGGTTCGTGATGGTATAATGAATAGTTGTTTGATTGAGATTAGGAACTAACTGAAGAGTTGGATTTGAACCAACCGTTGGATTGATGATGGATCTGATTAGTAGGGAAGAGGCTCGGGAGAAAGGACTGAAGAAGTTCTATACAGGCGTGCCTTGTAAGAATGGACATGACTGTGAAAGATATGTTGGTCGTAGTACGTGTGTTCAATGCGCTTCTGGCCGTACGCACAAGTATTATCAGGAGAACAAGGAGGTTATCAACGATAGATCTAAAGAATGGTCTCGTAACAATCTAGATAAAAAGAGAGTATACGGCAAAAGAAGTAGAGATAAAGACCCAGAAGCTTATGCTGCACGTCGTAAGGCTTGGAGACTGGCTAATCCAGAAAAACTAGCACAGCGGGCGGCCAACAAATCACTAGAGTATAGAGAGAAGCATAAGGCCGACTGTAAGCGTCGATATCGAGAAAACGAGGCCCGCTACAAAGAACAGTCGAAGATTTGGTACGAGAATAACAAGGAACAAAGCTTACAGAAGCAGAAAGAGTGGGTAGATAACAATCGTGGGAAGATTCGTGAGTATTCGGCTGCACACAGAGCCGCTAAGCTAAACCAATGTCCAACTTGGGCAGATCGTGCCCCTATACTAGAATTCTATCGAAATTGCCCGGTTGGTTATCACGTTGACCACATTATTCCGTTACGCGGAAAGATTGTCAGTGGGCTCCACGTTATATGGAACCTTCAATATCTTCCAGCGATCGAGAATCTTAGGAAGAAGAATAAGTTCGATCCCGATGTCTACGCTCATGTATACCCCTAAATTTTAATAGTTCCTAATCGCATGGCTTCAATGACAGCTAGGTCCATTCTGGTCGAGCTGTCTATCCCTTCCTCAATAAGTGCTACTGCCTCGCTTGAGAATGATCTACGATTCACACGAGCCCGCTGAGCTACCATCTGTTTGAGCTCAGGACTCAGGTAAATAGTCTGGCGAAATTTATCGTCTCTTTTCTTCATTTTCGCTTCACAATACGGTATTATGCACCTCTTTAATATAGTGCATTATTGGCCACATATCAACTACCATTACGCCAATATTTAAGGAAGAATAATAAGATGGCCGGTGAAGCCAAGACGTCTGCCTTTATGCTAGCATCTGCTACTGTGATGATTGGTCCGGTTGCGGATCTGTTCAATCTAAATCCAACTGATCATTCGATTGGTCTGGTGAAGAATTTTCAGATTACGGCTGAGCCTACCTACACTGAGCTTACACAGGGTGTGCAGAATACCATTGTTTATTCAACTCTTACCGGCAACCCCATCCGTGCAAGTTGCGAAGTGTATGAATATAATTCTAAGACCTTGTCTTATGCATTGGGTCTTGAGGCTCCGACTACCAACGACTACACAGCGCTGACGCTTAAGACAGCACTTACGTCTGGTGGAACGACTGTTGTAGCCGACGCTGCTGTTGATCCTGACTGGAACACAGGTGACTGGATTATAGTTCAGCGGGGCAACGCTGGTGATCTCGTGCACGTTGGGCAGCTCGCTTCAGATGGTGTATTTGCAACGAACCAGGTGACCGGTACTTTTACGGCTGCTACTGCCGTTGATACGGATAATGATTTCTCGGTCGGTGACCGTGTGACTAAGGTTAATCGTATCGACGTCGGGGCCAAGCAAGCTCAGCCGTATTTTGCGGCGAAGATTGTGTGTCCTCTTCCTGAAGGTGGTCAGCCGATCATTCTGCTCCTTCCCAAGGTAAGAATCACGAAGGGCTTCACTGTGGGTTCGACTACTGACCAGTATGGAAACATGCCATATGAGATGGTCCCATACGATCTCGTGTCTACTGACACCTTCTACTCCCTGTTCCAGGGTAAGGGCTCCGTCGCGCTCTTTAGTGACTTCTAAAATCTAAACTACAATCTCTACTTGCACAAAGGCATCCTCGTGATCATATTACGAGGATGCCTTTCCACGTCTATTGGACTATTTCATGGCCGACGCCAACTATACTCTGAAGACTCTTGACGGATCCACGATCGAGGTCTTCATGTCCTTCGGTTTGCTCAACACCCTGGTCAGGATCGTCAAGGACCCTGACGTCATTGTGCAACTTCCTTTCCTCCACGATATCCGCGACGAGTTTCTGGACGCCTTGGTGCAGGTCCGCAGCAAGACCGGCATGCTCCTGAGCGACGAGCGGAACAAGCTGGAGAACATGCAGGTTGCACCTGCGGTAATCGTGGACCTTCTCGCTTGGGCGGAAGAGCACGTACTTGAATTTTTTTTATCTCAGGCGACCAGACTGCACAAGATCAATCAGAAGAACGAAAAAGTTCTCAAGGCCCTGACACCCTCAACTCCTGGCTAAGAAGCCTCTCCCAGCCTGACGCATGGTGTTGGGCATTTGACACCGTACCCTCCAGACTCAACGAGCTCAAATGGTCCTATAGTCTGGAGGACCTACGGTTCAAAACCAAGATGAGGTTTCAGGAAGAACAAGTCAGAGCGGTACAGGATTACGAGAACCTGATCCTCGTCGTCAGTCAGGCACTAGGAGGGAAGCCCAAGAATAACTCTCCTGATCCATCAACGGTGTTACAGCCCAAGAATGCAAAAGAAGCAAAATCAATGCTGCAGTCCGTCATGTTTCCGGCACAGACTAAGATCATAAATGGCTAACAACGCCGGTGAAATCGACGTCCCAGTTGGCGTAGATCTCGGTAACGCACTCCGAGACATGAAGAAGTTCGCAGACACCATTCGTGCTGCGACTACTGACGCTGAGAAGCTGGGCGCTGCGATCTCAGGGGCCTTCGGTAAGATCCCCCAGAACGGCAAGGCTTTCCAACAGGCCATCCGTTCCCTGTCCTCAGGTGGGCAGGATGCCTCTGCCATCAACGCCCGGATCCGGGGGCAGGGTGCTCAGGCCAAGGCAACGCCTGAGGGTCAGTTCGCTCAAATCGCGAAGCAGCAGTCGGCCTTCATTCGTGATCAGATCAAGGGTGGTAAGGATGTTCTCAACATCCTGGCCCTACAGACGAGCGAGGTCAACAAGGGCAATCGTCTCGCGCAACAGCGTGCGATTATCACGCAGCGTGAGCTCAATCTCACCAAGGCTCTTCAGCAGAGTGGCGGTGAGTATACCTCTGCGGTAGCCAAGGCCAATGAGCGCCTGACCAACTCCAACGCCATTCTGGAGCGCATGAATGCGAACCAGAAACAGGCTGTGGTCAATGCCAAGTACCTTGAAGGCGTTCGAGCTCGCTCTGCCCTGGCTGAGGGTAGGTCCGGCTTCGCGGAGCATGTCGCCCGTGAGAAGTTGGTCAACGCCAACCAGAGTTACCTCAACCGTCTGCAGGTCAAGTCCGCTCTCACTGACGGCAAAGATGGCATCAACGCCGAGAATGAGCGCGCCAATCAGGCTATCAAGAACCAGAACTACTTGGATCGCTTGAAGGTCCGCTCTGCTCTCGACGACTTCAAGAACCAGAAGATCCTGGCTGCTGCTGAAGACGCTGCATTCCAGAAGAAGATCCGCTACCAGCTTGAGAGCCTGAAGATCGAGGAGCGTCGTCTCAAGAAGGAACTGGCTGATGCCAAGGCCCTGGAAGCGGCCGACGAGAAACGTCTTCGCAATAAGATCAGACTTCAGCTCAACAGCATCAAGATCGAGGAAGATCGAGTAAAGGCTGAGGGTCGAGCTGCAGCCAAAGCGTACGCTGCCTCACCGAAGGGGTTGAAGGAAGCTGACGACAAGGCCCGTGCTCGTCGCTACGACATCGCCGTAGGCGACGGTGGGGCTGCTCTCTTCAAGCTCCAGACCAGACTGCTGGCACAGTATCAGGTAATCGGTGCACTGTTCAACGGGCTCCGTGGCCTAGGTGCTTTCATCGTCGATTTGGATAAGAGCTTCACTCAGCTCCAGGCGATTTCTGCCGCCACCGATGAGGAGATGAAGTCCCTCTCCGGGACCATCATCGAAGTCTCGAAGTCGACGAAGTTCAGTGCGGTTGAGATCGCTGACGCAGCGGTGACCCTGTCGCAGGCTGGCTTCTCCGTCAAAGACATCCAGGACTCGATCGGGGCAGTCACTCTGCTGGCCACGGCCTCGGGATCCACCCTGGCTGAGTCGGTCGACCTCGCATCGTCCGTTGTCACCGTCTTCAATCTTCGTGCCCAGGAGATGGGCAACGTCGCTGATATCACGACTGGCGCGCTGAACCTAACCAAGCTGTCCGTCGACAAGCTGGCCCTCGGTGTCCAGTACGCCGGTAACATCGCTGCTGATGCTGGGGTGACCTTCACCGAACTGACCGCCGTTCTTGGTCAGGCTTCGGATGCTGGTATCCGTTCGGGCTCCACACTAGGCACCGGCTTCCGTCAGCTCCTCACTGAGTTCGAGAACCCATCTGAGAAGCTTCAGGCGCAGTTGAAGCACCTCGGCGCCGGCCTCGATACGATCGATGTGAAGGCCAACGGCTTCAACGGTGTTTTGAAAAACCTCAACGCGATTGGGTTCAGCACCGCTGATGCGATGCAGGCCCTCGACGTTCGAGCCGCCGCTTTTTTCGCTGCCGTATCCAAGGGCACTTCCGACATCGACTCCTTGCAGCAGGAACTCCTGTACACCAGTGCAGCCACTGCCGCCAACGCGGTCCAGATGGAAAGCTTGTCCGTCAAGTTCGGTAAGTTTGCCAACGCGGCCGGGATTGCATCGAGCGAGATCACCTCTGGTCTCGTCATCGCTCTGAAGAAGGCCCTGGATGGCTCTACGAGCCTGATCAGCAGCTTCGGCGATTTGAGCACCGCTGGTAAGCTCTTGGGCACCGTGCTCCTCTCCGTGGTTGCTGGGGGGGCTGCAGCCGCCCTTGTTCGTATGCTTGGGCTCTCGACTGCGATTGGCAGCCTCATTACGGGCCTACGGGGCGTCGTGGCTGCCGGGGGCGGGATCTCCGCACTGTTCGCCACGCTCTCTACCGGAGGCATCGTAGCGGTCGCTGTAGGCGCTCTGGTGGCAGCAGTCACCCTTCTGACTGGTGCATTCGGGTTGCTGGGTGATGAGACCCAGGGTGCAGAATCCAATCTGGCTAAGGTCTCCACCCGACTGAACGAGGCCAGGGGTAAGTTCGACAGCGCCCGTCAGGCGATGAGCTCGGTCAAGGATGGTCTGACGCAGGTCACTGAGCGAGCCAATTTCCTCCGTCGTGACCAGGGGGAACTGAACACCGAGATCGCAACGGCGCAGCAGCGCTTCGGGGATCTCGGGTTTACGATGGAGGGATTGCCGGCGACCTTTGAAGGTCTTCAGCAAGCGTATCTGAACCTACTCACTACCTTGCAGACCCCGATTGTTACCCACCTTGGTGATCTGATCGATCAGACCAAACAGGCGATCGACGCCCAGAACGCCGTCATTAACCAGAAGTTCTCATCTCCGGGTCGTGAGAAGTTCATCACCGATCATAACCTCCGTCAGTACGCCCCCAACCCGGACCTTCCTGGTGTGCAGGATGAAGTTGGGATCAAGCCTCAGTCACCTGCGGTTCAAAAGGGTCTCGTCGCCCTGGACTCCAAGAGCCTGGAAGAGGTCACGGCTGCCATCCGTGATGTCACCAACGAGCAAGGCGGTACTGAGGAAGATCGCAAGGTCCGCGAGGATCTGGTCAAGGTTCTCGATCAGCTCCGTGGTGCTCTGTCGCAGCAGAAGGCCAACGAGCTCACCGTAGGTAGACTGACGGCACAGCAGAGCCAGCAGAACCTCATCAAGAAGGTCGGGCCCCAGGTCGAATCTGCCTTCGCGTACAGCGAGACCTTCACCCAGACGGAGACGGAGAAGCGCCTCAAGGGTGTGAAGGACAGCACCCAGCGTGACCAGATTGCCAAGGAGATCAAGGAACAGGCGGGCAGGGTACTCGCTGGTGTGATCAAGGGCATCGTCGACGATCTGAATCCTGATGAGCTCAAAGACTTCCACACGGTCTACGACAACCGGTTGAAGTCAGCCCGTGTTCAGATGACCGCCAAGTATGAAGCCGTCATCAAGGAGAACCAGGACGCCCGCGAGAAGGTCAACGACCTGGACATCCAGACCCTCAACGACGAGATCGCCATTCGCGAGAAGATCCTGTCGAGCACCAAGGATGGAAAGAAGCGTGAGGCCCTGAAGAAGGACATCATCGCCAGAATCAAGCGCAAGGAAGAGCTTGAGCTAGAGGCGCTGAAGACCAACAAGGATCTTTTGGACGCCCCGACCAATCTACAGGAGAGGGCCAAGGCCAACATTCGGGCGCAGACCCAGGCAGCGATCGATGAGGTCAATCATCGTGACACTCAAGCGGCTAACCGTCCTACTCGCGCCAAGTACGAGTTCAAGTCTTTCCGTGATAACGAAAACAGAGCCACGAAGGACGCTCTTGATCAGGTCAATCAGGCCAAGGATCGAGAACTCTTCCGCGCCGGCCAACCTTCGCAGCAGAACCAGTTTCGTATCGGTTCCTACGATCTGCTCCGCAACCAGGGGAAGATCACCGATAGTCAGAGGACTGAGGCAGCCAAGCAACAGGAACTGATTGAAACCCAGCGACTGAAGGAGGTAGCACAAATTGAGAATGAGCGACTGCTTGCCCTCACGAAGGTTCGTGCGGAAGCACAGCTTGAGTACGAGAAGAAGCTGGCAGAGTTCAATCAACTCAACGCAGAAGCTCAAAGCTTCAACGGCACCAAGGAAAAGGGCGACGAGCTTCTGGCCCTGCGGGACAAGGCGGGTCGTGAAGCCGAGGCATTAAACACCACCATCGAGAAGTCTCAGGAGCAGGTCACTGAGGCTATTCAAAAGACCACCGATGCTCAGTCTGAGTATAACGCCCGCCTAGCTGAGACCAAGGAACTGACCGCTGGGCAGGCGATCAAGGGTGGCCTCGATGAGTTCGCTCGTCAGGAAGGTCTCTTCGATAGTGCTGCCGTCAAGATTGAGAAGACGATGGTTACCATCGCTGGATCGGTCAGGGATAACCTCGCTGGTGCATTCACTGATGTGGTCACCGGTACCAAGTCCATGGGCGAGGCGTTCAAGGATTTCGGTAAGAACGTCATCGATACTTTGATCCAGATCGCTGCACAGCAGGCTGCCAATGCCTTGATAGGTCTCCTCATCGGCTCAATCGGTGGGGGAGGTGGTGGAACTACCCAAGCAGCTACCGCCATCCTGCAGAACGGCCAGCCTCGTTGGAATGGCGGCAAGATCCGAATGGCCGGCGGGGGTAAAGTCCCCGGCAGCCTGAAGACCCGTGACAACGTGAATGCCTACCTCGCTCCTGATGAGTGGGTGGTCAACTCCTCGGCAGCGAAGTCCATCGGTGACAAGAAGATGGGAGAGATCAATCAGAAAGGCGCTGCCGCCCTGAGCAATAACCCCATCCCGGCCATCGTAGTCCCTCCCGCTCCAGCACCCGTCAACGTCTACGCGGTAGGGCAGGATCAGGTGCCGCCGCCGAGTGCCAACGACATCATCGCAATCATCGGCAATGACATCGCTCGTGGCGGCGTCACCAAGAAACTCATTCATCAGGCGGTTCGCTAAATGGAAGTCTTCAACTTTCCCTTCCATAAGTGCCGGACCAAGTATCCTGAGACCGGAGCCAAGGTCCAGTTCGGTCGTGGGTGGGTCTTCGCTGCTGTTCCAGAGGCGCCTCCTTCAAGGGAGTTTAACCTTACCTTCAAAGGTATGACCTACTTCGTCGAGTCTGATGGCAAAACCATCGATGACTATACGTGGCCAGGGTTGAACATGAAGCGCCTGGAGGATTTCTACCTCCGGCACCAGACCCACAAGAGCTTCTGGTATGAGCATCCCGTCTGGGGTTTCCTCAAGGTAAGATTTCAGACACCGATTGATATCCCCGACGTTCACGAGGGTGGCGGAGGTGTCGTTCAGGAGCTTCAGATCCAACTCAAGGAAGTCCCTGGTCTCGTGGGCTTGGAATATCCTGAGAGCATTCCACCCCCTGTCCCAGCCGCCCTTTACATTCTCACCTCGGCGGTCGCCAGCTTCTCAGGGGCCTACAGTTATGTGTCGGTGTCACCGCCCGATAATGCCTATGAGGGCAACACTGGAGCCACCAAGAGCTTCGATTTCACCGTCTCACGTACCCGTAACTTGGATAGCACCTGTCAGGTTACATGGGCTGTAACAGGCACCATCAGTGCAGATGACTTCGTTGTAGATCAACCTCTAACTGGAGATCTGTACTTCGATAGTGGCGAGGATACGAAGACCGTTTCCATCGTAGTCAAGGGTGACGTCGTCAAAGAGCGTTCCGAGAGTCTTCGTGTCTCTCTATCCGACGCCATTAATTGTTACCTCGATGTCTATAGCGCCCAGTGTTTCGTACTGAATGATGATGGAAATACTAGTTCCGGGCCGTCCAATGCTATCATTACCGAAGATGGTGATTATATAGTGAACGAGGATGGAGTCTTTCTGATTTGGGAATAATCTGTGGCAATACCCGCCGAGCATGCAATTGACGCACAGAAGATGGAGTCGGATGGAATTGTGGACCTCTTTGAGATCCACATGCTGTCTGGCGCTCGCTTCTACTTCAAGAACAATGATCGAGTAGATTGGCAAGGTAAGACCTACGAGGGTTGGGCCGGACAGCTCTCGGGAGTGGAGACCAATGCCGATGAGCAGGAAGGTCGTCCGACACTGATCATCGCCAACGCCGGCAATGATCCACAGGATGGCACCTTCAATATCAACAGCCTGTTCTCTCCCTTTATCGAGTCCGGTGCCCTAGATGGCGCCACCATTTATCGTCGTAGGTTGCTTCGTCCACACCTCGATGCTGACCTGAACATCTGTCAGACCCGTCGTTGGATCGCCATTCGAATTGCCAATATGGATGAGCAGACTCTGACCCTGGAGCTTCGTTCACCGACCGAAGGAACCATGTTCCAGGTTCCTGCCCGTATGTATATGCCGCCTGAGTTTCCGACTGTGAGCTTGACATGAGATACGAACATCTCAAGGGTTTGGTCTTTGAGCACGGGGTTCAGGATTGTTACACAATCTTGCGTCAGTTCTACCAAGATAACTTCAACATCACGTTGGGGGATTACGCTCGCCAGGATGGTTGGTGGGACAAAGGTCAGAACCTCTATGTGGAGAACTTCAGGAAGGAGGGCTTTAGTCTTGTTGATAGTCCTCGCTGGGAACTGAAGAAGGCAGACGTGATCCTCATGGCCCTACGGTCTCCCGTCGCCAATCACTGTGCCATCTACTTGGGCGATGGCAATATCCTACACCACTTCTATGGGCGTCTCTCAAATGTCGAGCTCTACAAAGGTCTCTGGTATAACAGCACGGTTGGTGTGATCCGCCACAAGGATGTATCAGTGCCCGACGATTTCCAGGTTCTGAACATCCTCGATCTTCGAAAGGGAATGATGTGATTAGAGAGAGGTGGGGGATCATACAACATGGATCGGTATTCGAGCTCGCAAACATCGCACTAGAACCAGAGACGACCTTCCTTCCTGCGTCACAAGACTACGTTCATTTAGATCATCCCGAAACCGTCGCTACTTGGCACACGCATCCGCGCTCCGATAATACTCCAAGCGAAGAAGATAAAGAAGCTTTCCTGGCATGGCCGCACCTTCTACACTATATACTAGGTAATAACGGTCTTGCTGCTTATCAGATACTCAACGGTGAAGTCATTGATCACGATCATACTACACGGCTACCTGAAGAACTTATACGATCAGACGATCCAGTTCCAGGTATCAACGCCCTTGGAAGCCTTGCGCGCGCTTACGACGCAGATCCCGTGCTTCAAGGCGCGGTTGGGTCGGAAGCCGTATAAGGTATCGATCGAGGGCTGTGACACTGATCTTGATCTCCTGAAGCCCATTACCGGCAACGAGCTCCACATCTACCCCCTCTTCGCTGGTGCAGCCTCACAGCAAGGCCAGGGGAAGGGGAGCGGTATGTCATGGGGCATGATTGCTGTAGGCGCTGTCCTTGTTGTGGCGGCTCTTCTAATCCCAGGTGGCGGCCTAATCGCGGCCCTTCTCCTTTCTACCGGTGCTGGTCTGATGTTGGGAGGCGTCGCCCAGCTCCTGTCTCCCGCACCAAAGGCCGATGACCCGAACAGCCAGAACTCTGAAGCCTCCAAGTATTTTGGGGCACCGGGGAACACCATCGCCATTGGAACCAGGATCCCGATCATTTACGGGAAGGCCAAAGTCGGTGGTCACATCCTCTCCTACGATGTCCGGGCTGTGGATGTGAGTGTCTGATGGGTGTTCTTTATGACAACAAAAATGATAATCTGCGCTCTGCTGACACCCTTGAAGTTCTTCTTGGAGTAGGTGAGGGACCAATCTGGGGTCTCGAAAATGGACTCCAATCCTTCTATTTGGGCGACACGCCCCTGATGAACTCGACGGGGGCTCTCAATTTCAAGGGAGCCTACCTCAAGATCTGGCCCGGTTATGGCACAGGTGAGATCATCAAGCCGTTTCTTGGCGGGCTGGCCTCATCGACCACTGTGAATGTGCAGTTGCAGAAGGGAACTCCGGTTGTCCGTCGTACCGTCAGGACAAACCTGACCTTTATCGACATCCGCTTCGTCATCCAGACTCTGATGGAGAACAACGACAAGGGCAGCTACGACGGCCACTTTAAT